AAGTCAAGGTGTTGACGATTAGTAGTAGGACAGTGTTCGAGCCCAGCGTGGTAGTACGACCATTCGTACTTGGTACACATAGATTTGAGTTTGTCGAAGCATTCCTTAGCTTTGTCGCGAGTCCAGAGCACGCCCTTAAAGCGAGTGGGTTTGACCATTGTCGTTGGAATAGCCAGTTATCTAGTCTAAGAAAATGGGGATTTTAGAACTGCCAGATGATATTTTATTCTTAATTTTAAGAAGGGCGGAGTGCATTGGCTTCTTGGTAATCCTTGTGGAGAAGGGGGTGATCTAAAGGGAGGCGGAGCCAATAGAATCACGGAAGCACGAGAATTTGGAAACCTGAACGGTTATGTCGGGTTGGCCTGGGGAGGGGATGGTGTTCGAGAGGTCCGAGGAAACCATACACCAGATCCTTTGGGAAATGGGAAAGTTGGAAACCCCATATCCTTCATCCACAGTAGGATCGTTGGGAGTGGCGGGGTCGGTAAGTTGCTGAGTAAACTTGCCGAGGTGCTTGTAAGGAACGCTCATAGAAACGTACTTGATAGCGGCGCCAGTGCCCTTATCGGTGCCATTGACCTTGCTCGGATTGAGATAAACGAATTTCGAAGAGAGGAGTTGAAAATACTCACTTGAAAAACGATTGCTGGTAGGAATAGCCATATTGCGAAGCTTAGTTTGGGCACCAACAGCGGGAAGTTGTTGGATGTCACCAAGAGCATCAGGAGATTTGAGGGCACGAGATCGTTGCTTGAAGATGTCGATACGAACACGCTTGTTCGAGATCTGGATGTTGTTATCAGCCACACATACGATGCGGAATACGAGCTCCAATTTCGAGAGGAAAAAAGAGCCAGTGTCGACGATGTCGGAATTCATATCTTCGTAGAAGGTGGCGTCGTTACGGATAAATTGAGCGGCGATAGTAGAAGCGCCAGCAGCGTTGAGTTGATACCAGGGGCATCCTTGGATAGCTCCGTCGGTGACTTGAAGATTGTTGATCACACAGAAGCACGGCTGAAGAGCAGTGGGTTGGAGGGGTCGGTTGAGGATGGAAAGATTCTTTTGAACTTCACCATGCCGAGCGACCTTGAGGTACTTGACGTCCCGAGAGAGCTTCATGAGCGCCATGCCTTGATTGCGCGTATACATACGATTCGTTTTCTTCTTTCTCGGTACAAGGCGAGAAGCTTTCTTCCTAAAGCTAGAAGAACGTTTACGGCGAAAAGAGCGAGGGCCTTTTCCATAAGCCATGACTGAACTTATATATAAATGCCAGAAATATTCTAACGAAATGGCAGTTATTTTAGGATATAAGTGGTCAGAGGGTAATATTAGACCTCTGACCCGGGGCACGGATCGTCACGTGCCTCCACGAAGGTGACGTTGACACGACGAAGAAGTTGATTGATAGAATCGTCCTTTTCGAGTTGTCGAGAGTAGATCTTCAAGGGGTGAAGAGAAGAAGTGATGATGATATGCTTGGCGAGGAACGGAACGGGTTCTCGGCCACGACGAGGAAGGGTGACGGGCCATTTGTCGATTAGCTCGAGGAGATCAGGGTAAGGAATACATCCTCGGAATTCGTTGATAATAACGAAGGGTTGGCCAGTATATCCATCTTGCCATCCTTTGTCGGATGACTTCCAGATGTAGTGAGTGTCGGGATGGTAGTTGGAGAATGCCCGGTGGGATTTGCCAACACCAGTAGGGCCATAGAGCCATTCACATGTGGTCATTTCAGTGCGAAAGCGCTTGCGAAGGTAGATATCTTCGAGTTTGTGAAGGGTACGCCCATATTGGTGGTAGTGAGAAGGATCGGAGATGCATACATCTTCGGCAGAAAGTTCGCCGTTGCTCATCTTGGTTTGGAGTTCGAGCCATGAAGTGTCGAAGCCTTGGCCCACGGAAGGGGTTCCGTGTTTGATATAGAATCCTTCTTCCTTGGAGGAGTAGTCGTCGTTCTCACCGGCGGTTCCCTTGGCGGCGACGAGGGAGAATTCTCCGGATCCGAACCATTTGATGAACTTCTTGCGTTCGCAAGAGACGGTTCGTTGGCCGGGGTATTCGTAGTAGAAGTCAAGGTGTTGACGATTAGTAGTAGGACAGTGTTCGAGCCCAGCGTGGTAGTACGACCATTCGTACTTGGTACACATAGATTTGAGTTTGTCGAAGCATTCCTTAGCTTTGTCGCGAG